AATTAACCCCGCCCGGGTTACTAATCTTCTGTGTACTCCTCGACTTGCATTTCCTCCTGTCCTCGCTTCACGTTCTCGATAAAGCCTTGGAAGCCGTTTTGTTTGGCAACGTCTAAAATCGCTTTAAGACGCTTTGCGCCCAAACTTTCGCCCCTTGCAATTCTGAACACCTTAACCGTTGGGTTTGCTGCAATAATTAGCTTTGTTGCGACCTCCATTTTCTGGCTATCAGAAACAACACCGTCAACAAAAGGCACGTTGTTAAGCGTCAACCCCTCATCGGAGAAAGAAAGACCGGCAATCGGTAACTCTGATTTTTCGATAAGTTCCTTTCGCTCGTGCTGCAAAGTATCTACCTTTTCGCCCAACTCATTGTAACTACTCTCAACCTCTGAAAGCTGTTCAGCACGCTTGTTGTAGTCCTCAACTTGTGCCGCCTTTTCGTTGTGTACTTGCGCCTGCTTGATTTCTTCTGCAACGTCTACGTCCTCTTTGTTTTCCTCGTATTCTTGCAGCCACTTCTCACAATTTGCCTTACGGCGTTCTGCTTCCTCCAATTCTTTGTAGTACTGCTCGCTGTCGTTATTGTAACGTTCCTCTGCGTCTGAACGCTCGAACTTTGCTACGCTTACTTTGCGGTCGTACTCTGCTTTTGCGGCTTCGACTGCCAACTCGAAATCTCTTTTTGCGTCTTTCAAAACGTTGTCGATACGCTCTATCTCACTGTTGAATGTCAGCAAACTCTCTTTCTGTTTTGCCGGCACCGCTTCAATCTGTGAGATACGTTCCTCTAACTTTGCTTGTACGTTTTGCGCCTTAGCGTCTAATTGCGCACGCACGTTTTGACGCTCCAACAACTCGGTAACTTCAATGCGACTGCCGTACTTGGTGATATCTCCCGGCTGCAAACCCTCTTTAGCCGCCTTGACTTGTGCGCCCAAATTCTTAATGTCTCGGTTAAGGTGTGTTCGCTCCTCCTTTGCTTCCTTAACCTCTGCGTCTATCTCCTCAATGCGTTTCTGCACCTCCTTTGGTAATAGAGATTTAACGACTTCAATTTGTTTGCGCCTGCCCTCTGCTGTTTCTGACCAACTGCAAAAGTCCACAGCGTCAAAGTTTTGATAACCGAAAAGCTGTTGCAACATTGATACGTTGTTACTCTGTACCGTCTTGCCCTTAATGCTTAAAACTCCACGTGGGTTTGCTTTTGTAAAGTTCAAAGATACGGTGTACTCGTTGCCGTCGTCCCCGACAACCATCTTGGCAAACCCTTTGTCTTCTCCATTGCGCAAAACTGCGTCACGCTCTCCAGTAAGCAAAGCACCAATAGCTTTCAAAAGGGTTGATTTGCCCAACTCGTTATCGCCGGTTATAAAGTAAACGTTACCGGTAAAATCTGCGCTAAATTCTTTGATAACTTGGAAATTTAGCAATTCCAATTTTTTAATATACATTTTTCGCTCTCTTTGTGGGTGGGTTGCCCCACCCGGTTATTATTTTGTTTGTCTTTCTCTCTGATGTATAAGCGTGAATATTTCTGTAAAACTCGCTTTGCTGCTCTGCGCTTCCTCCGGCGTTAAATCTGCCAAAAAGTTTTCTAACTTTCTGTAAAGGTCGTTTAGAGTTTCCCGGCTCATTGTGTGCCGGGAAGCTGTATCTCTCATCTTAATCTTCTGTTACTGTTACGGTGTAAACGTAATCGTCAGAACCTGCGTCAATGTAATGCGCTTCGATTTTAACGGTTGTAGTTGTTGCCCAACCGCCGTCAACCTCGCTGATAATATCGAACTGCTGTGCGGTTTCGCTACCAACGTAACCCTCCTCCTCGAAGTTGTTCTTAAAATATTGCTCTGCTGCTGCCTTATCCTCAACTACGATAAAGCCGTTCTGTGTTAACTCTGCCTTTACTTGTGCTTCAATATCTGCAATAGTAACTGCTTTGAAACTCTCTGTGTTAACTAAATTCTTCATGTTTTTTATTGTTTTATTGTTTCCAAGTAAACCGCTTGGTCGGCTGTGTTATTTCCTTAACACGTTGCAAAGATAATGCTTTACCTTATATTACCAAAACTTTTCATTATTTTTTTTGCGATTTTCTTTATTTTTTTCTGAAAATGGTTAATTGACTACTGAAATACCTTTGTATTATGTCGTCAATCTCTCGCTCTTGCTTCTCTTTCTTATCTATAAGATTAGGCGTATAGGTCGCACGCTTCTGTGTGTGCCTTAACTGCCTAACCTTATTCAAGAACTCCGCAAAAGTAGGCACGCCTTTATCCTCTGTAACCCTTGCGCCCTCTACAATGTTACGACACACATTGCACAACTCTTCAAAGGTTAATTTATCGAAATCTTGCGCCTGACGGCTTAAAGTCTTTTTGCCCATAAACTACACGGTTTTATAATTATCGCCCCTTAGACTTAAAATAAAAAGCCTTTCGCCCTTTGTGGTACATTCTGCAACACCCAATCTAAATCGTTTTGCAGCACATAACGCCCATAGTGCATTATCAGAATAGCGTCCGAGTTCCACAACGTTACATTAGTAAGTGGGTACAATTCCTTTGCCACTTGCTTATAACGTGCCTTGCGTGCGCTTTTCTCCTCGTGCGACCCCTTAATACGTAACTTTAAGCCGCTTTGCCACTTAATAGGGTGTACAAGCACAAAAGGCACGTCCAACACGTCTAAAACCGTCTTTATCTGTTCAAAGTTGGCTAACATCTTCTGTATGCGAAAAACTTTACCCCTATTTTCGCCCGTACTCGTAACCATATCATCAGGGCGTATGCTTAACTTTTCGACAAATACAATAGGGTGGGTAAAACCTTTGTAGTACTCAATGAAATCTCGAAACTGTCGCAAATCTTTTGGCATACGCACGCACTCTAAATTATAACCGGGTCTATAAACACAAATTCCGCCGTTACTTGCGCCCGGGTCTATTGCTATAACGCAATTAACTTTTAATTTCTTTGTTTCCATATCTTACTTTGTTTTATTTGCATTCATTTAAGAACGCCTTTGTATTTTCTATTTCTTGTTTTAATTTCTCCATTCTCATAACGGCAACCTCTCTCCACTCTGTTACGGTATTGTTATAAAGATACCACTCATATTCTTGTAGTCCTCCATTTAGAAACCTTGAATTTGCGTCACCGGTGTTTAATTCTAAAACAATAGAAAGGTCTTCATGATTTGGGTTTACGCATATATATTGCAATGTTACAATATTAAGATTTTGTATTGATACAATTCTATCACCCGGCTTTAACTCCTTTATATCTGTAATTCTTTTCATACTGCTTTTTAATTAAAGTCCTAATATCTGCTTTATCTTTCCTCTGTAATTCTCGTTCGCTAATCGCTTCGCTTCCTCTACGCTTGAAACATCTTCGTAAAAATCAGACAGTAAAAGCGTATAAACACATACACCTTTTTTCGTTTCATCTATGCAATAGATGTTTAACTCCGTCTTTGCAAACAAACCAAATATTGGGTGCTTTTTCCACTGCAAAGGTTTTATACCGTTCATAACCTCATCGGCTGCACTTTGTACACACTTGTTCCAATCCTCAAAGAATTGCAACATTTCTACACACTTGCACCGAATTGTAGCAACGTTGTGAGATACTTTGCCTGTTGTAATTTTGTCACAAACTCCCTTTATACCCTCAAAAGCGGCTATAAAGGTATCGTTCATTTCCTTTTGTGTCATTAAATTTAATTTTTCCATACTGCTATAATTTACATAAATAAATTTTGTTCCTTTGTTTGTATAATAGCGTTTACACGCTTTATCTCTGTGTCAATTTCTCGCTCTATTGCTTTACACTCTGAAAGTGTCGACTTGCTCCGTGTTTTGAAATACTCTTTTTGAAGCCGTCTCATCAAAGCAACCTTGTTAAAAAAATCCTTACTATTCATATTACTTTAACTTACTTAACCACTGATTATAAATATTACTTGCTATCTCATACATCATAAGGGGCGGCACACTCATTCCACAGACATAAACAGGGCGGCACTTCAAAAAGTTATAATCATTAGGGAAAGACGCGACTTTTATTATTTCTTTGTTAGACAAAAAACGTGGTTCATAAAATGATATGTTCGATTCAATATGTGCCGTTAACGTGCTTAACACTTTATACCTATAAGCAAACTTATAATTAAACAAAGCTGATTTGTTATAAACTCGTTCATAAGCCTTTGACAAATCTTTGTCGCCCTCTTTTCTGTACTCCCATAAATGCGTATTCTTTTTTGATAATTTATTTTCAAAATTTCCCTTATCCTCAATTTCTCCGAACGGTACCTCCTTTTTGCAAAAAGCCATGTCTATTTTTGGAACTTCTGTAAAAAGGTCTTTTTGATTAAAAAAACTACCTGCTAAATCTTTTCTTAAACAGATAAAGAACACACGCTCCCTTTTTTGTGGAACTCCCATTTTTGAAGCGTCGAGGAGGAAATGCTGACAATAATAGCCTGCGTTCTCAAACTCTTTGTAAATCTTTCTTAGATAGTCTTTCGCTTCGCCTAATAGTAACCCTTTCACGTTTTCAGCCACGACAACCTTTGGTTGCAATTCTTTCGCCAACTCTATAAAGTCAAAGAAAAGCGTGTCAAGAACTTGTTTTTGTTGCCCCTCTCTGAACTTCTTTTCTTTGCCCCAATCCTTTGCCCTATTGCCGGATATTGAAAAGCTGCTACACGGTGGCGACCCGTCCAATATATCTAAATTATACAATTCCTTTGGCAAATCTTTTCGCTTCTTAAATTCTTGTATAGGCTCGCAAAAGCTATACTTTGGGTTGTGGTTTTCCCTATATAGAGACATCATTCTCGGGTCTATTTCATTGCAGCCTATAACATCGTAACCTGCTAATTTATAACCCATTGTGCTGCCCCCCCCACATGAAAAGCAACTAAATACGGTGCCTTTGTCTTTTGTGAATTGTGCGTCCTTTAACGTCCAATTATATGTAATATCTTTCATTTTTACTATAACTTTATGTAATCTGTTATTTGCGTTTCCTCCTTTACCATTGTATCGAAGCACTCAATTAACGCCCTACGTTGTGCGTACTTGTATGCTCCAGTTTTGACAGCTTCGTGCTGCTCTCCATGTATGCGAATATTTCCAGCTTGGAAAGGCTTGATAAAGCCGGTCGCAATTTGTTTACGTATTTCTAACATAGACAGGCGCAAGTCTTCTTCTGTTATTTCTGCTTCAATTAGTCCGCAATCTGCAAGCAACTTATAACACATAAATTCCTGCGTGTCGCTTAACTCACACATTACGCCCTTGTACTTGTAATAAAGAAAAGCGTATATAAGTCTTTGCTTGAACTTGTTTGTCGCTCGTTTATTCTCTATTGCGTTAACCGCCGGGCGTGGTATGCTCTCAAAGGCTTTATAAATTACTTCGCTTTGTCTTTGCTCATAGGCTCGTAATATCTTTGAGAAATAATCAGCGTTGAACTGTTGGTAATGATTTTTATCCGCCTTGCCGTTCTTATCTCGTGGCAAATATTGATCTAACTCTCCTACGGCTGCGAGTTCAAAAGCCATTTTAATATCATTTAGCGTCACTTGTGGAAAGTATGTACAAAGCACATCTAAAAGGCGTGTTTGCGTGTATTGCCAATCTGCTATATTTGTAGGTATCGTATAGCCTACGTCCATAGCTATGTATCTAAACAGCGTGCGAGCGTTACGGACTAATTCCTCTTTGTCCTCGTATTCTTGTAATTGCCGCTTTGTGCTTGCTACAAAAACACTCTTTTCAAAATTGGTAAGTCCTGCAAAGACTTCCGGCACTTCAACCAACGCCCGGCGTATGTCTATCGCCTTAACCCCCGGTTGTGGGTGGTACAACATTAAAGCGGCTTTGCGCAATAATGTGGCTTTGTTCGTTGTTTTTGTTAACTCATTACTCATAACTACATATTAAGATATTGCATTGCTTCGTCTATGTTTACTTTGCCGCCCGGCTGCATTGTTTGGTTTTTCAAATGTAACTTGTTTTCCTCTCGGTCTTTTCGCATAAAGTTACGCATTGTTGAAATCCAACCATTTTCGTGTCGCTTCGTGTTACTGCTTTCGCTCCAGTCCATAACAGCGTGATAATAATATACAACATCAATGTCTTTATAAATTTCTGAACTGAATTTCTCTAAGACGTAATTAATATCTGCTAATACCGGGTTTTCTGACATTAACGTCTTTTTCGTTTTGTCATAAACACTTTTTTTTGGTTTTGCGTATATATTATTATCTTTATTTTCTTCTTTATTATTATTATCTATATTATTAGACCAAAAATTTTGGTCGCCCTCAAACAAATTTTTTGGCTCTTTCGCCAAAATTTTTGTACCCCCCCCAAAATTAACTGCATAGCTGTTGAATGTAACTTTTTGCCTTACCTCTGTACGCTTTACGATATAACCGCCCTCGCATAGCTTTATAAGGTTTTGCCGTACGCTCTCTTTTGTTGCCCCTACTGTTTCAGCAAGATATTCGGTTGAACCGTCAAAAAAACTTTCTCCGTCTTGACTAAACCCGTATATTGTTGCATAAATCAACAATTGCGTCCCTTTTAGTCCTAATCTGTTTCTCATCCACCCTGCTACGAGGATATAATTTTCATCTTTCATAAAATAAAATACCCGCCAATGGAAGCCACTACACATTCCAAAGGCGGGTTTGCTAAATTATAGCTACTATATTTTTAAGCGACTTTGTAGTGGAAAGTCCTTATTAACTCAAAGAAAAACCAACCGGGGCGAGAAAGAACATAAACTGCCCGTAACATGAGAAGACGACCCCGGTTGGAAACCTTGCTATATAAGTTATCTCGGTGCAAATGTAGCAATTTATTTTATACAAACAAAATATTTTCTTATTTTTTTTGTTCAATACCCACGACCGGCGGGTTAATTTGTACAAATGCTTGCTTTACGATAGCGA